AATGACTCCATCCGCACCAGTGCTTGTAAATCGTGCAAAGTTAGCACCTGTTGTTGTGCCGTTTATAGTTAGCGTTTGCGATGCAGCGCCAGACCCGGTGACTGCTAGGCCGGTGGAGGAGAAAGCTGCTCTATTTGTCCCTGCAATTTGAACTTGAAAAGTTGTTGGGCTACCAAGCACTGTTCCGTACACAACGGCAGCACCAAGACTGTTTCCAGAGTTATTGTCTATGCCAAAAAATAACTGACCTCCTGTATTAACTAAAGATATATAGTTTGCTGACGTACCCGTAGTTGTAGAACTAAATGCCAAATTGACAGAATTGACAGTTGAATTGACTTGATACCCAACACCAGAACTTAAACCTGTGCTTAACCCTTGTGTAGCACTCAACGTCCCGGTGACTGCTAGGCCGGTGGAGGAGAATCGTGCAACCTGAGCGCCCCCATTCATACCAACAGCGAAACCGCCAGTAACGCCAAGGTTAGTGTCAAATGCCGTGCCGCCTGTGAAAAAAGAATTTGCAACACTACCGTTAGCACCAAAATAAAACTGACCGGATGTATTTCCTACTGCAATATATTGAGATGCATTAGATGCGCCTGCACGCTCAAGAAGCAGCCCGTCTTTGGTGCTGGTCACCGTCCCCGTAGCACTCAGCGTCCCGGTGACTGCTAGGCCGGTGGAGGAGAAAGAGCCTTTTGTAACGCCAGAAGACAAAATATCTACTGTTGTCCCGTCTAAAGTCATCGGCAAATATACGCTGCCCGTTCGATTAAACGATTGGAGTTTTGAAATTCCGCTTTGAAACACAAGTTCCAAGCCCGAGCCGCTGGCTGGGAAAGTAGCGCCTGTGATTTGGCTTGACGCCAATGTAGCTAGTCCCGTAGCACTCAGCGTAGTAAACGCACCCGTACTCGCAGTCGTAGCCCCGACAGTGCCGTTGATGTTGATGCTGGCAGTGCCGGTCAGGTTTGTCACTGTGCCGCTGCTGGGTGTGCCGAGTGCCCCGCCGTTGACGACAGGAGAGCCAGCAGTGCCTACGTTGACCGCCAACGCAGTTGCAATGCCTGTACCCAAGCCAGATACGCCTGTGCTGATAGGCAGTCCTGTGGCGTTCGTTAAGGTTGCACTTGCGGGTGTTCCCAAAACGGGGGCGACAAGAGTCAGTGCTGTGCCGTTACTTGTAGCGCCTGTAATCCCTGCCAGTACGCCAGCATTGTTGTACTGCACCTGAGTAGTCGAGCCACCAGCAGGGCCAGAAGTTGAACCTGCCAGCAGGGTGACTACGCCTGAACTGTTTTTGAAGTACAGCTTGCCGTCGTTGGTATTGAGTGCCAATTCACCAGCAACAAGGTTCCCAGCCGTGGGAACAGCCGCGCCAGTTGCTGAGTAGTACAGCGAGATTGGAGTAAAGCCCGTAGCCGCCATGATGTTTCCTTAAAATGTTCCGCCAGAGACGCCAGACCACACTGGTGCGCCGGCTCCCGCCGATGTTAATACCTGCCCTGCTGTCCCTGCCGCAGTGAACGCAAACGCAGTTCCAGTGCCGTATGCAGAGCCACCCGCAGTAGCACTTGCAGTGGAGTTAGTTCCGCCGTTGGCGATAGCCAAGGTGCCTGCAACCGTCACAGCCCCCGTGGTGGTGGTTGATGGTGTCAGCCCTGTACTGCCAAATGTTATTGAACTCACCCCAGAGCCAGCGCCTGAGAACTGCGCCCAAGTGATGGCCGTGGTGCCCAGCGTGCCGCCTGCGTTGCTTGTGCAGACCCAGCCTGTATCGGCCAGTGTGGTTCCTGTTTCAACAAAGACGTAAGCGCCGGGGACTTGCGCCCAAGTGTTCATGTCAGTGGCTCTTGTCCATGCACCGCCCGCTGCAACATAAATACCGTTTTCTGCTGGCGCTGTTTGGTTCTTTACCAACACGCGATCCGCCGCAACGATTGAGATGCCGTCAATGGTCTGCGCACCGGTTAATGAAATGTTTGCCGTTGTTCCAGCGACCACCGAGGCTTTAGTATCCAAGCCCTGCGCAACAGTATCGACATAGGTCTTGTTTGCAATGTCTGTGGCCGCTGATGGGGTTGTGGAGATGGTTCCTGCGGTCACCACAAGGCTTGCAATCGTGCCAAGGCTGGTCAGCGAGGAGGCTGTCACACCAGATGCCAACGTTGCACCAGATAGCGTCCCTGCGGGCGCAATGACCACTGCGGTGGTGATGCTTGTTGTCAAGCCCTTGGCGTTGATGGTGATTACAGGAATTGCCGTGCTTGACCCTGTAGAGCCTGCCGAGGCGACTGTGGCAAGCGTGGTTGCATTTCCTACCGATGTGACATCGCCCGTCAAGTTGGCGTTTGTTGTTACGGTTCCAGCAGTCAGTCCTGCCGCAGTTCCCGTGATGTTTGTTCCAAGCAAGAAACTTGGGGTGCCAAGATTGGGCGTTACCAGTGTTGGGCTGTTGGACAGCACGACATTCGTCGTTCCTGTGGATGTGGTGACGCCTGTGCCTCCGCTGGCCACCGCCAGTGTCCCTGCCACCGTTACAACGCCAGTGGTCGTTGTAGATGGAGTCAAGCCGGTTGAACCAAAAGAGATTGAACTGACGCCGGAGCCGCTGACAATTGATCCCCATGCGCCGTTTGCGTAGCCTTCAAAACTGGCTGTTGTGCTGTTGTACCGCAGATTGCCGTTGCTTGATGTCCCGCGCTGACCTGTCGTGCCAACAGGCAGAATCATGCCGCCCGTGCCGGGAACTACAGGGTCGGATGCAATACCGATTACGGGTACGGTATTGCCATTTGCAACACTTATTTGGCCACTAGCGCCGGTAATTGTGATCTGACTAAAAGTTGACCCGTTCACGGTAACCAGACCTGTTCCCGACAGACTGGATAGGTTTTGGAGGTTTGTGTTCAAACTGATCAAAGGATTTCCGGCCACGCCATCTGCGTTGGCAATTGCCATGCCGCTGCCGACACTCAAGGAAACGTTGGCAATGGTATTCGTGCCGGTTTTAACCAGTAGGCCGGTAGAGGCCGCGTTCAGAGCCGCCGCCGCCCCGGTCATGTTGACCTGCAAGGTCGTTCCAGCGCCACCGTCAGTTAAAGACAACCCGGTGCCCGCCGTCAAGGCGCGTGCTTGGGTAAGGCCCGACGTAGAGCCCGTTGTCAGAAACGGGTAGTTAAGCGCACCCGCGCCCGCAATGGCGCCCGTGGTGGTCTGTACCGTCACTCCGTTCTGGACAATGGGAACGTTTTCGGTGCCAGTCAATGCCCCAGCAGAAGGCAACTGCGTGATAGTTACTTGTGCAGACATTATGTACTCGCAGATGGATTGGGGGCAATTGTGTCATTATTGCCGTTTTGAGTTGGGGTTTGTGTATTCTGTTGGGTTGACACGTAATACTGGCCGCCCCCGGTGGTAATCAGGTAATTGTCGTTGGCGGCCACGCTAACATCCGGCCTTGGAAACCGCAAGTTTATCCGTTCTGTTTGACGCGCTGCGAGCCGGTACGGGTCCAGTTGGTCGGCACACCCCCGATCGCACACCCGCAGGCCCGGGGAGTTAGGGTCCGATCCCATTGACGAGAAGGCACGCTTCATCTTGCACCGATCGCATACCGCGATGGCTAGGGAAGCGTTTCCTTCGGTGTCAAGAAAGCGGGGCATGGGCTACCTTGTGTAGACCGAGATGTTTGGCGCCAAATAGATTGGCGACTTGTCGCGCTCTTCATTCTCGGCATCGTTCAGGTACTGGGCGGCCATCTTCTCCAAGTACGCGATGCGGTCCAATTGCACGCCCGGAAGCTCAAGGCTCATGCGGTGCGATAGGTTCATCAACACCGCCTCGTACCAACGCTGGGGTATCTCTACCTGACCCGACAGCGCCCCGACGTCCATAATTTGGCGTGAATACCACACCGTCATCTGAACAAAGTAATCCGAGGGCACTGGCCACAGGTACATGGTGGGCTGGGGGATCGTCCGGTCAAACCAGAACTGGAAGGGCTGGTTGGCCGTGAAATTTTTGTTGGGCAGGTTGGTGTAGTCGTCCCGGTTCAAGCGGGACATCTGTATTTCCCGCGAGTTGTTCCCAAAGTACAACTCCCGCAGAGCCAACGTGATACCCCCCGTAGCCCGCATGCGGTAGAACGCGACGTTCTGGCCGGGGTCCACGTCCGTCCATACCCACTGGTAGTCGGTCACCGCCACGCTGGTGCCCGTGGACAGGGTCCGCCACGTCGCGCCATCCGTGGAGTACTCCAGCACGTAGCTCCATGTAGCGCTGCCGCCCGCCGCGATGTAGGGCATAAACCCGATCGAGCCGATGTACTGCGTATTGGTTGCCCCAAAGTTTACGGCGATGTTGCCGTTGGCGGACGTCTGCTGGCAGTAGGTGGTGGTGTCCCCAACGACGTTAGTGGCCGTTCCGCCTGCGGATGAGGTGTAGGCCCCATCGGGCCGGTCCATCGTCCTGTAGAGCACGTTAAGGGCGTCTATGGCCCCTACAGGCAGGCTGTAGATGTACTGGTTGGCGTTCAGGCCAATGACGGTCTTATTGATGGCCCAGTAGTTGATCCCGAGGTTTGCCAGATTGGACAGAAAGAAGAACAGCGATTCCTTGGCCGACTGCACCTGTTCAACCACAAGTTCTTCGGCCAGCTTACCGCAACGTCGGGCACCATGGTCAATGAGCGTCTGGACGGAGATAACGGTCTGGCCAATGGTGCCGGAATATGCCATGAAGTATCCTTACCAGCCGGGACAATCCCAGCGCTTTAATGACGCCTTTGCACGCGGGGCATCCCCCTTAGAATGCTCCACGACACCGCTCATGCGTGCGCAGAATGAGTCCTTACGCGCACCGCCTTTAGGTTGGGGAGCCTTCAGGTGCGATCCCGTTTCCCGATTGTACTTGGCGCGGCCTTTTTCAGTAAGACCGGCACCCTTGGACACGGGCAACTTCTCTCCCCTGCCGATAGCCAAGGACACGCCGCCTTCTTTTTTCTTTACAGTCTTCGCCGATTCCTTAAAGGCCTTGGCAGTTGGTGCACCCTTGGCGCCGGGTTTTCGCATGCGCTCATCCGAGCCCTTAGCGATACGTTCTTGCTTGGCGTGGATGTTTGCGTACAGACCTTGCTTGGAAGTCGCCATGGCATGCCCTTACCAGTTAGGTGATTTCTTCGATGGGCTGCAGGTAGACATGCGCCGGGTGGTGACATGGCCACCTTTTTTGTAGGGCATCGTCGGAGTAGTTATGTCGTATATACCGCCCATACCCCCGTCCCCGCCCCCGCCAATTGCAGCAGATGCGCGGCTAAGAGCACTGCCAATATTTTTAGCGCCTTGGTTGACGGTACTCAAACCTGCGGTAGCACTGCCGCCACCGCCGCTTTCGGTAGCACTGCCGCCGCCACCAACAGGAGGCGGTAGTTCGTCATCCGCCGCGACCATGTTGCCAAGGCCCGAAATGCCGCCATCAGCCATTTTCTTAACTTTTTTCACGGTATTTCCTTTAGGTAAACGTTTGTCAGCCTTGACAAACTCTTTGCCAACTTTTTGGGGCACGCCGCCAAAGCCACCCTTGGTGTGGGCGGCGGCTTCCATGAGGCGGTGTTGGGCTGGTGACTTGCTGGGCATGATTAAGCGTAGGTTTTAATCATCTCAAGGACAACGGTGTAGGTATCGCCCGACGATGCGTCTGATGTAGAAAACAAGATGTTTCCATTCTTACCGGCACCAGAATTGTTTGTAATGCCACCGATTGACGAAAAATCATTTTCGTAGTTGGTGTTTACGGCGGTCATGAAGAACGGAACATCGGTCGAAGCGTCCCAGAGCATCCTAACTTCCATGCCGTGGCAAACGGAGGTTATCTTGTTTACGATTACCCCGGTACAGGCCTTGCCCATACCGCTAGCCGCTAAACTGGATACGGTTACTTTTGTAACCGCTGTTTCACCTGTCCCGTCACTGATGTTCGTGAATTTCATGATGGCTAACCGCTCGCCATCCATTAAAGTTTGACTCGTTACTGCGTCCGCCATAATTTTCTCCAATTAAAAGTAAGGGGCATTTTAAGCCCCTTACTTATCAGCACTTGACGTTGCCACCTGATTTACGGACAAGTGGAGGATTTACGTACCCCCTACCGGCCCCTGCATCAGGTTTGATGCCCAACAACCGCTTGGCGGCGGAGTAGGCCCTACCGGGCAAACCGGTGATGGCTTCCCGGTCCTTGGTGTTCTCGTCCGTCATGTCCGAGTAAAACTTATCGTAGCCACCGCCGGTCATGTCCGTCCCGCCGCCATCAGCAAACTTGCTTACCTTGCCACCCTTTTTGTAACCTTTGTTGACTTGGGACTGTGCAGTCCCAAAAGCATCGTCAAGGGCATCAGTATGGTTGTCCGAATTGGGCAAGTGTTTGCCTTCGGGAGTAAAGAATTTTGTTCTGTACTCACCATAATCTCTGTCCTTGTAGGTTTTTGCTACATGACCTTTGGGGCCAGTGTGGGTCTTGATGAGGCGAAGGTTTGGCTTCTCCTCTTTCTCAACTGGAG